AAAGTCATCTGAACTTTTTTGTCTAAGTTTGGATCACCTTCAAGACGTTGAACATATAGTTCTTTGGCCGCATAGGCAATTGGAACAATAAAACGTTCTGCTTCTGTATTATCTGGATTATAACGAACTAAAGTAATACCATCAAACAGGTTACCAAATCCAATAACCAGTTTACGTATAACTCTATCGTAATAAGTATTGGCCATTAAATACTCCCGAACGGATTAGATTCGGACAAATCAATAATACTACCAGCATTAGTGTTGATGTATTGATTATCATATACTTCTTTAGGTGTAACAACAGACAAATCATTATGTGTTGTTAGTGTATAGTTTGCCTTACTGTTTAGACCAATAATTGCTTGAGTGTCTATAAATTCACCAGCAATATTAGTAACTGTTAGTGCTTTCGTTGGTCCATTCCAAGATTGTGCAATAGCCACAGTTGTTGCATTGGCATAAGTTTGATCTGGTGATTGAAATACAATCTCAGCACCAATATAGTTTCCTGTTCCTGCACCCATAGATAGTGTAATAGAGTATGCGTTGTCTGCTGCAATTGTATCAATATCAGGATTACCTGTATTGAGAATCTCTTGTGAGTATTTAAATTTCTCCATTTCTAGTTCATAGAAGTATGGGTACTTTCTACCTAACATAAAAAAGTCTTTAGTTTGATTGACAAACTTAATCTCAAATAATTCACCAGTACCGTTTAAGAATGGTACATACACTAAATCGCCTTCTCGTGGTCTGGTTATTGCAGACGGCATTCTTTCATTAAAGGACCGCTTAGACATGATAACAGAAATGTTGTTCTTAATTTCTAAGCCAAACTTAGAAAAGAATTCTTTTTCACCCATATATTCGCCAGAGTTCTGCAAATACATTTCAATAGGAAATGATGATCCAAATTTCTTGACAGGATCTTCACCATACAATAAATCTCTGGCCTGATCGTTGGTGTTCGGACAATAAAACGAATCGAATCCTTGAATCTTAATAGACTCAACTATGATATCTTCTATGACCCTTTGTTCAGGAAGACTGCCGTAATTGTTGAAATATTGACTTGTTGCCATATTAATTCAACATAAATTCTAATGGCGCTGTGTACTCTACTGCCATCTGTTCTTGTAGGTATCTAATCTCCTCAGCAGCTTCTTGTTTCAATTTCTGGCCATCTAGTGTAACACCACCAGGTAATTGTAGACCGGCAAACTTGGATAGGTTATTACCCCATTGTTCTTTGATAAGTGCCGTTGCATATCGTTTTAACCAACGGTCGTTCCATACCAAACCGTATTGTACCGGATCTATTGTGGCATAGCACTCAGATACCACAACTTGACCTACTGGAGCTTGTTGATAACCCCACGACCAATCAATATACAGTCTCTGCATATGTCTCTGGAAACGGATTGGAACTTCACCAGTGAACATGAGTTCAAGTGAACGTAGATGTTGTTGAGTTAATGTATAATTAATGTAGGACGCACTTGTAAAGTCATACAACTCATTTAGACGGAGTTGGTATCTTAAGTCAAACATATTAACGTTTGCTTGTGAATCGGTAATTGGAAATATACGGGATATACCAGCAATTTCAATTGTATTATTGCCAGAATCTACGGCTTGAGAACAATCTAAGTAACTGTTATTGATATCGTTTTGAGTGATTGTGTGAACCCAATAGACTTTTTGTAGACCGTCAAAGTGATAATCCTGCCAATATTGTAAGGCATCATCGATACGATCCTGTACCTGCTCGTCATCAACGTTGATTTCTATAACTGGAAATCCAAGTTTCTTCAGACAATATGTGGTAAAATCGGTTCTGTTGGTTATATTAGCCATGAAAAATCTCCTATTAGTATGTATTTATCTAATAGGAGAATGTCATTTATACCGTTGGAGTAGCTTCAGGTGTTTCTGTTGTACTGGATTGAACGGCTTGTAATTGATCGTTTGTATTTTTAATCAATTTATCAATAACTGTTCGACTCCATTTGTGTGGAACTTCTTCCAATTCTTTGATAATTTCTTGAATGAAACTAATTTTAAAAGTTACTTCAGGTTCTTGTTGTGTTTGTGTAGTCATAATGTTTTCTCCTAAGGATTAAAGTTGGATCATTGTGTTCGCTGGGAACTTTGCTATAAGAGCATTGGTAATTGTGATGAAAGGATCTTGTCCTGCAACTGATGTGGTGTTGATGGACATACGGCATAATTCTGAATTGTTTGCTGCATTAACTCCTTGAGAATTTGCTGTATTTGCTGCATCTCTCGTTGCATATACCGAAACATCACCACGAAGATTATTTAATGTATCTCCTTGATATTGTTGTATCACAAAATATAATGGTGCTTGTAACATGTTAACTCCTATTATTTGTTAAGTTTTTTTACTAGCTTATTTATATCAGGTAAATATAAATAAACAATTTCGCTTCTGATTAATGTATTTATGGCGTCTTCAACCGTCTCACATAAAGGTTCTCCTGCAAGATTTAGACTAGTATTAAATAGTACTGGTACTCCAGTTTTCTTATAGAACGCCTCAATTAGATTATAATAATTCAAATTATCTTCTTTTGATACTGTTTGTACTCTACATGTATTATCCACATGAGTTACTGCTGGTATTAAATCCGCTTTATCTGGTTTAACATCTACGGCATACATCATAAATGGACTTGATTCTAATGTTTCCATTTCAAACCAATCTTTTGCATGTTCTTCCATAACAGATCCAGCAAACGGCCTGAACCATTCTCGGTGTTTTACTGAGTTGACAATATCTTTACCATCTATCCTACGTGGATCAAATAAAATAGAACGATTACCTAGTGCTCTAGGACCTGCTTCTGCTTTACCTTGAAACATCGTAACAATATTTCCTTGGTCTATCAAATCTACTATTTCTTCTATTGTAGTATCTGTAAACTCCAGTAACCCTTTTGCTTCTTTTTGTATTGTTTCAATTGAAGCATAGTTTGGTGGCATACTTAGATATAAAGATTTTAAAGGTCTAATTGTAGTATCTTGGGAGTGTCTATACCACGCCCATTTAGCCAAGCCTATCGATGTACCACCATCATGTGCAACTGGATCGACATAAAATTTAATATGTGGAAAATGTTTAATAATTTTATAATTATTTACACAGTTAAGTCCATAACCACCAGATAAAACAACATTAGTTTCACCTGATATATCAATGGCCTTTTGAATTAGTTTAATAACTTGTTCTTCAGTTTCATTTTGAACTGCCCAAGCCAAATTCTTTTCCACTTGACGACATAAAGAAAAATCATTATGCCAATCTTTGACAGATAATCTTTTATCATTCAGTTCCAGATACGGATATCTAGAATCATCAATAAAGGCTCCCATTGGGTATCTTGGTAGTATTAAATTTCTATTGCCCATATCATTGATGAAGAATTTTGGAATATTTTCATCATATTCTCCATATGGTGCCAGACCCATTGTTTTACCAGCTTCAATTGAAGAAAACCCAAGATACATTGTAACTGCTTCATAGGCTTTAGTTATCGTGCTAGCTGGATCCCACTCATTTACACCATCTACGAGTCTCTGATTTATTCCATCAGAATATCTTTTATACAAAGGAGTAAATTCACACGGATAAGAACATTGATATATTGATTCAGTTTCATAACCTTCTGTCACATGTTGATCTGGTGCATCTGGTTTATAACCTTTTTTTAATGAACCACAACCATCAACAACAACAGCTACAGCAGTTTCAAATCCTGAACCATAGAAAGCCGAAGCTGCATGGCCAAGGTGATGTTCTTGAAAACCATATGTAACTTTAGAACCACGATAGAATTTTCTAACCATTCCTGAATATGGATCTTCTCCTACCCAAGGTAATATTACTGGTTCTATTGCTCCACCGACAACAACTTCGTCTATTGGACAAAGATTGACAGCGTTTAATATAGCACGAAACGGATTGCCGTCATACTTCAGATGTGTATACCGTTCTTCTTCTCCGTAATATACCAATTCTCCGTCAACAACTAGAGCTGCAGAACCGTTATGTCCTGGATTTAATGCCAAAACGGCATATGGTTTATTCTGGTTTTTTGCCGGTTGGCATTGGTGTTTTTTGTCCATGATGTTTCGCTTTCTTTTCAATATCAACAATAATAGAATTATATATATTCGTCAATTCTTCTTCATTAAATTTCATACAACTTTCATTCAACCTATTGGCCAACATCGTATCTAGGCCTGTTATACGAATAGGTGAATATTTTTTATGTGTTTTTTTCTCTATGATGTTGAAGAAATCTGGATAAGATGTGTTAACTGGAAATGTAGAACCAAATATAACAGTACCGGGTTTATTAAAACCTCTAGCCATATGTTGTCCTAAAGAATCACAACCCACAAAATAATCTGCTTCATTAACTAATGCTGCCCAAACTCTGAGATCGCCTTCAAACTTTGCTGAATATGTATCGTCTTTTAAATGAAAGTCTTTTTCACCAAAAAATATAACATTGTATTTTTGTGCTAATTTTTTGGTCAAGAACAAGTAATCTTCTGAACTAAAACTTCTAGAGTCTTCATCAAATACTTCGTCTTTTTCTTTATCAACTTTAGCACCACGACCAAATGGTTGAAACACAATAGTTTTTGGTTTCTTTTGTGCAGCTCTGATATCGGCAATAGATTTCTTGGCAAAGTTTCTTTCACCATCACTCAAAACCATTTTAGGTGGTAACAAATCTGAATGATCTTTTGTGTTATTGATTTGTTCATCAATAGCTTCACCTAACGAGATTTTTTGATTATAATAGTTTGGTATTCTGTAAGGTTCTATTGTGATAACTTCATCGGCATTTTTTACCACATTATCAAATAAACCTTTTGTGTCGATACCATATGTTCTATCTTGTAATTCTGGTATACCCCAGTAAAGATAGTCCCATGCCGGTATCAGTACTGACCAATCTTGATCTGGATTGGCTTTTGCATACTTAAGAAATGCTGGTATTGCTGCTAAGACACGACCAGCTCCACCGTCTAGATAAAATACTTTCTTCATAATGTTCCTCAATCAATGTTATCTATTATATATACGCTCTAAAATTCTCTAAATTTGGGTAAATTAAATGTTACTGGAACACCTTCTGGTGGAACAGGATCATCCTTTGACGGATGTCTTATTGCCGGAGTTTTTCTTGCAGCCTCAATTTGTTCTGGTGTTAATGTAGGTATTTTTGGTAAAGGTGGTGCATTTGGCCATAGATAATGAATCTTAGCAAAGCCTTCTTTATATGCCTCACCATGTAAAACATCTACAGCGGCAAAATCTATTTCGTTATTGGAATCTAACGGTACAGGATGTGTTATCACATGTACATAACTATTAGTTGTGGTATGACCAACTTTAATTTGAAAAGTTTGATCTGTACTTTTAAATTTAGGAATGCTAACATATAACATATTATTCAGGTATCCCAGTAAAATTAGCGTATGTATTTAATCCTGAAGTACCTGTTGCACCATTTAGATAAGAGAGGAAAGTTGTGGTCGCTGCTTGAGTCCAAGTAGTATATATTGTTGATGCTCCATTATCTAACTCAGCAAATCCAGCGGATACCCAATTTCCATATCTTGATTCTACTACTTGATATGGCCCATATGAAAAATGGTTTGGATCAAAAAAAGTGATTTCAATAATACTATTTTGTGTACTTGAAGTACCTCCAGAACTATATGGATAATTTCCTTCCCATCGAATACAATATGCCTGTGCACCTCCAGCATAACCACTATATGTTTTTAGACCGCCTATTAATACGACATTTCTGTCGTTAGCACCAAAACAAAGTTTAGGTAAACCTGGATTAGAATTTGATAAACCTGAATATGCGGATGATCCGTTACCAAAAGTTATATACCCATTGCTCCCAACATAACAAGAACTATATCCTGTACCAGCAATATACCAAGTGAAAGGTAGTGAAATATTAACTGAACCATCATCTAAGTACGGTGCAGGTGATGTATATAATGTTGCAAATGGAAAGTTTACTCCTAGTGCTGGAGTGCTAGAACCGTTTCCGCCTCGTAAATTTTGACTACCTGATCCTCCTCCAAATCCTCTTGATGTACCATAAAAAGCACTAAAGCTTTGCCCGGCAGGCCAGTTTTGATTAACACCATTTTTAGAATTCCAATAATGACTCCAAAGAGTATTAATATCTTCGGTGAGACCCGAAGTAGCCTGAAATTCTTGTTCTAAATTACCCCAATCTATTGTACCCGATGAAGGAACTACACTCATAATTAATCCTCTTTTAAACTATTCAATACTTCTTTTTGTTGATTCATTTCGGTTTTTATTTCTTTAATGGCTTCAACTAACACACCAATAATATTTTGATATGCTAATGTTAAGTATCCGTCTGGATTATCAAAGACTAATTCGGGAAGAACGTGTTGCACTTCTTGTGCAATTAAACCTATTGTTGCTTTACCATCTTTGACATATGTAACACCACGTAGTCTAGATGTTTTTTCTAGAGCATTTTTGACAGTTTCTATGTTTGATTTTAATCGGCAATCTGAGTAAGCAGTAATATTACCACCGGAAGTTATTGCACCTCCACAGATACATGGTCCATAGAATCCTGTACCAGACCAAGTGCATCCCGGTATATATAAAGCACAAGTATTTGGATAGATACACGGACCTGTTGGAGTAGCGTACAACGTATTGCCCGATAACCATGCTACGGGATAACAACCGCCGGCATTATATGTATTACATACTACGTTAGATGCTGTTCCGCTAAGATTTCCGTAAAAATTCCCAGAACATACAGCATTGATGCCACAGACAACTGGAGCAATTAAGCAGGTACCGGCACATGAATACGCAGCTGCATATATACAACATCCGGAACAGATAAAACAACTTCCATATACTCCGCAAGCATACCAACCAACTCCGGTATCAGAATCTAAAAATATACTCGAACATCCACTAGAAGCTACATAAAATCCCCATCTTTGTACTGGAGCTCCTGATTTTCCTTGTACACAAGCATAACCAGAACACGAATAACCAAATCCTACTCCATACATATTGCCTAAACAAGTGCCGCATGGTAAATATGATCCGCCGATTGTGTAGATTGCGCCTGTCGTACAACCTGGAAATTCCACGGAATTATAATTTCCGTCCATATAACCACCTTGGCAGCAGTTTCTAATGTAACGACCATAAGTTACTAAGCAACAAGAACATAAAGTACATGCGGCAACAATACAACCGGTAGAATACATACAAGGACCATAAACACATGTTGCGGAACATATCATACCACCAGCACATACTTGACCACTGGCTAATACACAACAAGCTGAAGTAATGTTGCCTGTAACTGTACACAAATACGTACATGCGATTACACCACCAGATTGTGTACAAATACAACCAATATAAGCCTGAGGAGATACTAAACAACCACCGGCACATACACAACAGTTTGTATTAAAGTTGCCGCAAGTGACACAGAAATTAGTGAAACCACTGCAATACAAACAGACATAACCAGATTGTGAAGATATTCCGTTACCATTACATGAATTATACCATCCGGTACCACTTTGAGCACTTCTCCACCAACCATCACCGATTGTACAATTATATACATTGCAGAAACAACCACCAACACATAAACAACATACACATCCAGATCCTGTGACGTATAAACAAGGTCCATATAAGCAGGTAGCAGAACATATCATACCACCAGCACATACTTGACTGACGGATATAAAACAACAAGCTGAAGTAATATTGCCTGTAACTGTACACATATATGTACATGAGATTATACCATTAGAACATGTACAAATACATCCAACATATGCACAAGCGCCAACAACACTACTCGCTGTAGCAGCATTACCACAAGTACAGGAAGCAAATGTAGCACCGCCACAAGTACATCCAGCTTGAGTAGCGCAAGTTGCTGTAGCAGCATTACCACAAGTACAGGAAGCAAATGTAGCACCGCCACAAGTACATCCAGCTTGAGTAGCACAGGCCGCACTAGTCGCTGGTCCACAGAAACAGGGTGACTGTGTATATGAGGTTGCACAAAAAATAGGACTTGCAGAACAAGTGGTACCACAAGTTACCGCACCAACTACACAAGTTGATCCACAAGTAATAGGACTAACTACGCATGTTGTTCCATTCACTATGGACGTAGCTACACCATTTCTTGCTATAAAATAATTTGTGTTAGATATTGCCAAAGTTTTTTCTTTTTATTATTATACCGTTATAAGGTCTCTGACCATATTTATAACAGTTGATGATGAACTTGCCGGATTAATTAAAAGACTGAAAACTCCACCTGAAATTGAAGCGTCAAATGTGGCCAAAGAAGTATTGGTAATAACCTCACCATACTGTGCCAAGTATACTGTTGTACCATTTTGAACGGCTAACAACTCGATAACATGGTAATTCGTACTCTGTGTCATTTGAATTAAATATTTGGCAGTACGGTATGCTGTAGTAGACCAAGTATCAATTGCTGTTTGTGCTGTAGTGGCTGTTGTTGATTGTGTAGTCGTTTTGATATTATTAGCAGTTACAGTACCAATAATGAGAACGTTTGCTGTTTCGGTATAAGTTACGTTCTCATAATTGAATGAACTAACATTACCGGTTACAGTTAGATTACCACCAACCGTTACGTTACCCGTAGTCGTTAAACCAGCAGTCGTTATTGCCAATGTAGTTGTATTACCTACATTTGTTACTGCTTGTAGTGAACTCGGTGTTGAACTACCACCAGAACCACCAGTTGCACCTGTACCAACAGCAACACCATTTAATTGAAAAGTGTTTGATGATGGATTAAACGTTAATGCGGTACTGACAAGCATACTATTGGTAAGACCAGCCGTTTTAGGCTGGAGTACCACATAGAATGTTGCGTTGTCATTAACAGCCGGTAAAAGCTGTAACTGGCTGATAGTTTGCATTGAAAGCCTTTACGCTTGTGCCTCGTTCCAAGAATAACGTGCTTGAATTGTTGCCGCATTTGCATTTGTTTGAATGTTTTGTGCAACGAATGTTAATACGTCAGGACCATTTGGATAAATCGAACTTGCTGCATTAGAAGATCCACCAGACAATATTGAAGTACCTATCGCTAACAACTGTGTCAAGTCTTGTTGTGTTGTTGCATATAAACCTGAACTACCTTGTGTGTTCAAGAAGAATCCGAATACTGATTCACCACCAGTCAATGAAGTACCTTGAGTGTGGAAGATGTATTGTGATAGACTTGAACCACCAACGTTTACCCATTGTTCTTGTGTATTTGATGTTGTACCATTTAGCACACAGGTAATCAAGAATGAACCGTTTGCATATACGTCTGCCTCAAATGGAAGATGTTGTAAACGGTTAATAATTTCACGTTGACCTAGTACCGGTGCAGGTATACCGTTTGAAGCACCAGGAGCAATACGGAAACTCATAACGGCCTGTGTAGCACCAGATTGCACGTTAATTGAAGATTGCATACCTTTTGTAAAGATGAATGATTTATCGTTTGTGAAACCACCATCCATAATTGCTGAAGTACCCCAATGGTTAACTTCAGGACCAAACTGTGGAGAATGTAGTTCAACTGCTGTCTGTGCAGTAGATGAGAATGAGAATGTTTGTGCAGTATTACCTAATGGAGCAAAAATAATTGTGTTACTTGTACCGTTTGCTATTGCTGCTTGACTCATAACAATCGTTGCATTATTAGGAATCTGTGTAACATATGATTGATTTGGAACACCTATACCAAAGATATACTGATTCACTTGAACACCAGCAGTAGATGCTAGAGAAGTGATGTAGTTATTACCGTTGGTTAAGTTACCAGTTGTGGTCAATACAGATGCCATGTTTGCTCTAATCAAACCAGTAAATGAATTTGATGTTAGACCAGAATAATTCATGAATTCTGTATTAGCAATATTTCTTACCAATATAGTACCAGTATTTGGGAATCCGCTAGTGCTTGATACGTTAATTGTCGTATCTGTTGGCAATAAGTTTGTATTAACACCTGATGCACCACCTGTCATAGCTGTTGTTTTACTAAAAGTTGAAGTTTCATAACGACCTGGTAAGTTACCAGAACGCATATAAGCCAAATAGTTTACGTTATTGTTAACGATTCTATGACAGTAAATAATATTACCATCAGGACCACGTACACCGAATCGAATGAAACCTGCACCGTACCATGAATAGTCGATGTAGAACATTTGCATCTTACTTAAATCAATCGAATAACCAGAAGGACCTGTACCATCTAATCGGTCAACGTTAAATTGACTTGAAGGAACTATATAATCGACTGTTCTACTTACAACAGCATTACTTTGTAAAACGTTTCCACGATATGGTGGAGAAATCGTCATTGATGAATCAGAGATAATATTTGTTACACGATATGACATACCTTTGATAACAATAAAATCACCAATTAACAGTTGTTTACTTAAATACCCGGTGAAACCAGATGCTACTGTAACTGTTGCTGAAGCTGGAGTTACTGTATACTGTCCTGATATTTGAAATACGGATGAACGTCTGACTGCTGATAATACTTGACCATCCCATTGCCAGAACATACCGTTTTGTGAATCAAAGATACCAATACGATTTTGTGCACCATACCAATTCGAAACAGAACCGTATATTGGGCCAGAAGCTATTGCATTTGCTGGTGTTGTACTTGCCACATATGTAAATGAATATGGAGTAATAACGTTTTGAATGTTAAATGTACCATTGTATGCAGATTCGTTGGCACCAGAAATAGTAATTGTAACACCAGCACTAATATTGTGTGGATCTTTTGTTAATACTGTACATAATGTACCAACACTAGTGATACCGTCTAAATTTAATTGTGCTTTTAATGTTGTACCAGTAGACATCTGAATACCTTTACCAGATTGATAACGGAAATATCTACGAGTCTGACGAATGTATTGGTGATTATGACTTGCTGCGTTTGTTGAGAATCTCACGCCACCGTCAAATGCACGATGTAGTGCCAAACCTTGTGGTCTTACATACAAAGAAGCACTTGTTAATGTCAAAGCTCCTGCATTTTGTGAAGAAACACCAGTTGTATTATATGTGAATGTGTTTGGACTGATAATTGTTGATACTGTCCAAGAACCGTTGGCTGATGAAGCACCAGTCAAAGCAATTTCATTACCTACTGTCAAGTTATGTGGTTGTGTTGTTTGAATAGTAACTACGTTAGATGTAGCAGTTGCTGATACCATAGAAATGGCTGAGTTACTAAACACATAACCTTGATAACCTATTGTAACACCAGTATTAATAATAGAAGATAGCGAACCGGTATAGTAATATTTACCAGTATAGTTGAATGTGTTTGCAGTACCTGTTGTTGCTGTTCCAGTTGGATTACTATTACCGTCAACAATATACAAACCGTCTGCACCGGAATATAATGAATCTAGAATAACAACAGGAGAACCAATTGCTGGTGCAGATGATCCAGTTGATACAGCTACGTTATATGTTCTAGAACCTGTTGTTGGTATGATGTTAGTGATGTTCAAGTTACCTGTTGCAGTAACATAGTATGCAAATGGTTGGTTATTAACCATACCCAACTGTTCCCACTTGGTAGTTTGAATTGAATACTCATAGTCAGTATCAATCAAAGACTGTGGTTGTGATGTACGTAATTTATTGATTGGATCTAGATATGTATCTGATGGAGAAAACTTCTCCTCATACTCATCAACAATAATTTGTAACTTATCTGTGTTACTTAGTCCTGTAGTATTGTAATTTAATGTCAACGTAGTTATCGTTGCATTAGGGTAATTACCAGTTGTATCAGGACCGATAGTATATGATGTTACTGTCAGGTTAGGATCAGAGAAGTTGAAAAGAACCTGGTTGGTTGTCAAATCAGTAATCAATACCAAACGTTCTTTAGGAACAACGTGTGGAATCACAATCGTTCTTGTAGACGGTGTAAATGAATAGTATGTATCTAGTATAACTTTTCTTGCCATTGTAATTGCTCCGGTGTATTATCTATGTATTTATCTAGAACCCCATGACTACATCCAATGGCTTAAAAGGATATATTTTGGTTTGAGATGGTATAGAACCCACTAAAGTACCGATTTCTATCTGTGAACCGGCTAGTGGTGTGTCTGCGAATTTTATCCAGTTATTTGTGGTTGGATTGCCTGAAACGTCAAGTGTATAACCTTTTGATGATGTTAATACACTGGCCAACCAGACTGTATCATATTTAGAATTAAATGCTGGTTGTTTCATACCGTTAACTGTCACACTTAATAAGTATGGACTGGCCATGTTAACTTGTGTGCCATTATAACTTAATTTAAAGGTATTGGTAAAACCATCAGCTTTAGATGAAATATCATCAAAATCGTATAAGTCGGTATTGGTGATTGTAGAGCCTGATGTTCCAACAGTCAATGAACCTACACCTACACCGCCTGCCACAGTCAAAGCACCAGTCGTATTCGATGTACTTACTGTGGTATTTGATATGTACAAAGAACCTGCAACAGCATTATATGTACTTGATGATACAAACACACCATTAGACGAGGCAGCAAATTCCAAGACTTCAATAACATCACCAGATAGTGGTGCTACGTTAAACGTTAGAGTTGAACCTGAGATACTATATTCAGTTTTCTGTTGAGTTACACCATTAATATTAATAAGTGTAGAGTTTTTATTGTACGGTGCTACAGAAAGTTGAAAAGATGTGGTTGAACCATTACCCGTAAATACATCAGTACCTAATACAGGATTAGGACTTGAAGAAAATAATTGTAAATCCCATGCGTAACCGTTCCAATTCCAGGTTTTGATACCATAGGTGAACGCCTGGTTTAGGGTTGGTGATGATGGGAAATTAATTAATGCCATTTGTTAGACTTAAACTCTTTTTTTTGGTTTGTGATGAGTGTATTCATGGCAATGTATTTATAAATGTTGTTAGTGCTGATCCAGTAATAGGATTACCTTCAGCATCGTTTAATTGAACGCCATTCTTAATGTCACGGACAAATTGTTGGTAGTCTGTGTTGTCTTTGTCAAATGGAATGCAAGATTTGTCTGATAACCTTTGCACAATGCTTATTGGCAATGATGGTGTGTTTTCCAATAATTGATACATTTATAACTCCGAAGTAAGAAGCAAAGTGTTAGTTTGTGTATTTGTGAAATACGCTTGGCATCCCCTATATGCGGTCATTCCACTAGAAGTTGCGGCAAAAGCGGCAAAATTAACATTTGATCCATTTAATGTTACAGCAGAAGCGGCATAAGCCGCCGTACTATCATTCAATGATATTGGGCTTGGAGTACCCAATAAAGTTGGCGATGCTCTCATATAAACAGGGAAATACACATAAAAAATCCCACCAGTAGATGAAAATATAAATCCTCCACCAACTCTATCTCCCGCAGTTGTTCCGGGTACGCAATAACAATACCTCTGACACAAAGCCAACTCAGTACCA